GGCCAGAAGGTGCATTACCTCCATCACCTCCGCCGCCCAATCCACCACTTTTCGTAAGAAAAGATGCGCTTCCACCACCACCACCAGCATAAGTTACTAAAGAACCGGAAATAGAAGAAGCTGTTCCGTCACCTCCCTCACCTTGCCCATCAGTATTTCCCGCCTCTCCAGCTCCACCGCCACCGCCTCCAGAATTTGGTGAAGTTGCAGAATACGATCCACCAGCATTTCCTTGCCCAGCCGGAGAAGCAGCGCCGCCATTACTAGGAGAAGGTGTACCCCCGCCACCGCCTGACCCACCAGCTCTTCCGGCAATTCCAGGGGAAGTTCCTCCACCACCTCCGCCACCGCCAGCAGCAACAACACCTGGAATGGTAAATGCGCTTGGACTTGTTCCACCAACAATAGACGATGGGAATCCATCATTTGAAGTTCCAGCGGCGGTTAATCCTGGACCACCACCGCCTACTGTAATTACATAGTTCGTTGCAGCCGAAACAGTAGTTGCACCTGTGATAAACCCTCCGGCACCGCCACCACCACCAAGGCCAGAAGAAAAGTTTTCTCTACCGCCACCACCACCCCCACCAACCACAAGATAGTCAACCGTACTAGGTGCAACCATGCTAGTGGTTAAGGTGCTCAGCACACCACTGTCTGGGTGGGCTTTGGTTGGGGCTGTGAAGTTAGTTGTGTAGCGTGCGAAACCTTTGGTGATGCGGAGGTCATCGATGTAGCCGTTTAATGGGGCTAGATTATCAAAACCTGATGCAATAGAAATCCTTCCAGGGCAAGTCATTGTTGTTGAGTAGGTAGCCGTTGCAGACTGCACACCATTCATATAAACAGCAAGGGTACTACCTGATCTGGCTAAAACAATATGCGTCCAAGTGCTTGCGCTTAATGCAGATGCTGCTGTTATTCGGTCAGCATTGCTTGTAAAAAGAGCCAGCCTGCTAGAAGAGTTAATATAAAACGCCCACCCAGAATCTGTTCCTGATGCCCTAGTGTCAATTAACACAATAGCACCGGCTACCGAAGTAGGATAAACCCACATCTCAACCGTAAAGTCGCCTGTGTTGAACGACAACAAGTCCGTTGATCTTCCTACCAAATAGTCAGCCGTCCCATCAAAGTACATGCTGCCGCTTCCATACTTCTTAATGCTGGTTGTGACCACACCAGCGTTACCTACGGTCTCGATGATATTTTTACCAGTGCTATCAATGATTCCGGCATTGGTGAAATTAAGTAGTAGACTGGTGTTGTCAAGGAGGGGAAGTGGGCCACTGGGTGGGGTAAAGTTGCTGGTGTATACGGCAGTGCCTTTGACAATTCTGGTTGAGCCAATGTAGCCCGTCCAATAATTGCTTGCAGGGCTAAATAAGGTTCCGACATATATCGCAGGAGTTGCAAGCTGGAAAGATGAATTTGAAACCGGAGTTCCTTGAGATACACCATCTTTGTACAAACTGATCGTTCCGGCGTTTCTGACTAAGGCTAGATGGGTCCAAGTGTCGTTAGTGATTGTTGCTCCGCCAAACGTCCAATTAGTCCAAGAAGCTCCGTTTGTAGATACGTCAACGGTAATCGTGTTTCCTGAGGTCCACAAAATCAGCGCACTGTAGTTGGCGTTTCCAATCGTCAGTATGCGTGGATATGTAGATGCTTGCGTGGACGATCTGTATACCCAGGTTTCTATCGTGAAGTCGCCGGATGAAATATTGAAGGCGTCACTAGAAGCCAGATTTAGATAATCCCCACTCCCATCAAAATACGCCGACCCACCATGCACAGCAGCATCATAGGCAAACGGTGCAAAGGGTGAGAAGGGGGTGACACGGGGGGAGCCGCCAACCGTGAGGGTTTTGGGGCTAACGCTGTTATCAACAAAACGGTTGCTTTGCAGCGTTAGGATTGAAGTTGCTGATCCTGTGATTGCTGAGATATTAGTTCCGGCAGACTGAGTTGCTGTTAGCGGCGCGGTGGGCGGAGTGAAGGCTCCTGTGTATACCGCAATGCCTTTTACAGCCCGAAAATTAGAGATAAACCCATTGACACCGTAGTTGTTAGCCCAGTTAATACCACCAATAAAAAGACCAATTTGAGCTTGTGTATATGTATAGGTTCCTGTGGCTTTTAGTACTCCGTCTTGATAGATTTTGTAGGTGTTGGCTGCATCTCTAACAACAGCAAAATGGTACCAAGTTCCAGCAGTTGGAACAAAGGAATAAGATACTCTTACAGATTCATCAACATCTAAAACAATCGTGTTATTGCTAACCAGCCTAAATCCAGCTTCAGTTTGACCACTAGAGCCAAATGCAAAAATAACTTGATCCGCGTTTCCAGAAGCTGTGTTCCAATTTACCCAACACTCTGCTGTAAAATTTCCGCTGCCAAAATTAAAATCTGCGTGACTAGCAACAGATAAACAATCAGTAGACCCGTTGAATGAATTCGACCAACCACTATTGCTAAAAGGACTGAACGTACCCTGCGCTACGTTTGCTCCACTGGGACGAGTAATCACATGTTGATATTCGCTTTCGTCCTGGAACCCAATGGTGTTGTAGGCACCGCGTTCTTGTAAGGTGAGTAGGGCTGTCTGCGTTCCCGTGATTGCCTGTATATTTGTTCCAGCAGATTGAGTTGCGGCTAGGGGTGCGGTGGGTGGGGTAAAAGCTGTGGTGTATACGGGAGAACCTAGTACAACTCTTAAACTTGAAATATATCCAGGAAAATCCGAGGTTCCTGTTATTCCACCGCCAACTTTCAAAGAATCTTGGGTTGTATACGCTTGGTTTGTGGTTTGAGTTCCTCTAGATACACCATTTACATAGAGCGTTATAGTTCCAGAATTTCTTACAACTGCAATATGCACCCATTGATTTGTTGTTATTCCTGTATAAGTGATTCCTGGGCTACCCGTTGAATCCCACCAGTAAATAGCAGTTCCACTAGTCCTTAAAGAAAGAAGCCACCGATTAGCAAAAGCTGATGAACCATTCTGCCAAGTTCCTGCAATAACCGCGTCTGTCCCTGGTGTGCCTGTTGAATAAACCCAACCCTCAATACAAAAATCTGATGAACTTCCAAGTGTAAAAGCAGCATTACTTGCCGCACTCAAATAATCCCCACTACCATCAAAGTACCCCGACCCACTAGTGGTATCACTATCAAGAAATGAGCTAAAGCTGGAGATGCGAGTTTCGCCACTTGGTGTAAGAGTCAAGCCACCAGACTTGGCAGCGTTGGGTGTGGTGCTATCGATGAATCGATTGGATTGACAGGTAAGTAGGCTAACGGTGCCCGTTAAGGACGCTGCTACACCAGTTCCTGTATGCCCAACCGATGACGAGGTAAGGGTCGATGTGGTCGGCGTAAAGTTTCCGGTAAATAAGGCTTGACCTTTGATAAGCCGAAAATTAGAAAGATGGCCGTTGAAGTAGTAGTTATCCGATGTTGTGTACCAGCGTCCAAGTACCGCAATTGTGTGCGTTACATCACGATTGCTTGTCATTGAACCAGCGGCTACACCATTGATATATAAAGTTACGTTGTTTGTGCCAGACCCGCTGCGTACCACGGCCAAATGCGACCAGGTTTGAAGCCTGACGTTTGACGTTGAGTAAAATGCATCTTGACTTGCATCGTTTCCTAGCTTTACTTGAAGCTGACCGTCACCTGTGTTCCTAAATCCAAAAGCTAATCCCGCATTTCCCGTAGTGGGATCAGAACTGTAGATCCCACCCCAATTTGGTATAGAAACTGGATATACCCAGCATTCAGCAGTGAAGTCACCCGTTGAAAGAGCAAGTGCGGCTGAAGACGACGTGGTTACAAAGTCCCCAGTACCATCGAAATACGCACTCCAACTAGTGTTATACGGACTAAAACTAGTACCACGCACATCACCACTATTAGTAAGCCTAAAGTTATTTGAACTAGCATCGGAAAAGGCATTGTAGTCGCGACCAGTATTTACATCGCCTTTAAGGTGTAGGCTTACTAGGTTATAGTAAGGATCAACTTGTACAGCACTGGTTTTTTGAGTTGCTATTAATAGCTCATTCATTTTACATCTAGTCCAATAACAAATACCATATAGGTGGTAGTAGCCAAGTCGTAGACAACACCTAGTAGGTCTACACCAGTGGTGGTTAGTGTAGGCGGTGTGCCACCAGCATATTTGGTGTTGGCAGGCCAGGTTATAGTAGTACTGCCACCGTTTGTTATGCGCAGGTAAACTACCTGCGATTCGCCACTGCTAGGTGCATTTGAAAATGCAAAAGTTGTAGCAGCTGCTAGTGTTATAGTATGTATGGTATGTGTAGCTAGGTTAATGGTAACTGTGGCGCTAGCAGTACTTTGCGTGCCAATATCATTAACTTTGATCTTTTGCGCTGGCAGTGTAAGACGTTTGGGCAGTGTGATTTGCTGGCTAGTATCCACTTGCAGTGCATTTGTGCCAGCGGTTTTTAAGTTAAGTGCACCGCTAGCAATCTCTACAAAGGTACTGCCGCCTGCTTGAATATTAAGGTCATTGGTAGCATCAGCAGTGCTAGCTATACCATTTTGTGCATTGATTACATTAGCCATTTGTTATATTCCTATTTATTGCCAAACATTAGCGGGAGGTGCTGGCCATGTTACCACAGCTTGTGGGTTTGTTGCTATTTGGCGAAGTTGTGCGCGATAGGTGGCAAACTCCTGCTTATTAACCAGTGTTACATCAGCCAACTGCGTCCAATCTGTGCTGGCTAGTAGCTGCTTGGCTTGCCGCTCATTTTGTGCTGCTAGGGCCAATTGCTCAGCTTGTAGTTCTTCACTAGTTTTGGCACGTGCCTTCACTACATATACAACTCCATCTTCAATATAAGCAGGCACACGCTCTAGGACCTGTGTTTGTGCATCATACTGCTTGCGCTCTTGAATAGGTACCAAATTTTCACCGGCTAAAAATTCCTGTGTGGGTCCGGCCTGTGGAAAACTAGTATTGGGAAATAGGTCTGCTAGTGCAGCTTGATCATAGATTTGGCCATTAATTACTCGTGCATATAACATTTTAGTTCCTTATACTAGTGTAGCTATTTGGCTAGTAGTTAGTGTATCAACACTTAGTTGTTCAGGTGGTGCTGCTAATACCTGTTCAACGGGTGTTTGTTGCTCAACTAACACCTGCTGAACAGGTGTTGGTTGTAGTTGTGGTACAGGTAGATCTGGTTGAACACTGCTTGGCACGTACTTTTGACTGCCTGGACTAACTAAATCTATTAACTCCTCTACAGTAGTTGCAGCTAGTATACTAGCTTCTAGCTGATTACAGTTTGCAACAATCTCTGTGCGCGCTTGTTCCACCACAGGTGGAACAGCTATATTGCGCTCTAGTTTTCTAATCAGCATCCAGTCTGTTTCTTGCAGCTGTTGATTGCAGTTTTGTTTGTTAGCTGCAATATACTGCTGTTTTAAACTATCCAAGTCTTTGGCTGTAGCAGTGTATACTCTATGTGGTATACCATTAAATAGTTGTATACTACTATTAGTCCAATAGAAGCGCTGATCAGGTTCTTGACTTTCTACTACCTCTAAAATACCTAAGCTGGATAAATCAACTAAATTTCGCCAGTCAGGACCATAGTCAATACTATCAATTACTAAGCTGCGGCCAGGCTCAATAGTGCCTGTAATTTCACCACTTTTAACTATTACAAACATATTTTTACCTCGCTAGGCTATATTTAAAGGGGTTTTCAGCAAAGGCTGCGTAGATATAAGTACTACCACTGGCGTTTCTGCCTATGTTAGTGTTTCTAATTTTAAACCCATTTGATAAAAAATCTCTATCAGCATAAGTTCCTTCACTATTACTAAGATTCGGATATAGTTCTGAATCTGCAACATTGTAGCTGTTGCGTTTAGTATCATACAAATTCCAATTTTCCGTATTGTCGGACCGTTTTATCATAATCCAAGCCGGTCTAAATCCTGTGTAGACAAACGGTCCATCTGTGCTGCCGTTGCCTGTATAACTACCAAAAGCTGAGAAACCAGGAACTTCAGCAAAACAATAAGCAATTAGATTTACTCCAGTAAGTCCATTGTCTGATGCACCTCGAACACCAAAAGTGCTGCTAGTAACTCCGCTGCCTGTACCTGACCAAATACCAGCATCACTAACGCTTGCACCACTAGTATGAAGATATAAATATGCATTTACACCAGTCATTTGTGTATATACTATCCAAGCGCTTGTTGTACGTCCTTTGACAATTATAAATTTTGGAGCAACGCCAAGACCATGACCAACACTATTTCCACCGACAACTCCTGTATAGGAAACTATAGAAAATCCTGTAGTTGGATTTGCGCGAACCTGAGCACTAATAGTTCCTGCCGTGTTTGTAACGGTAGTAGTACCAGCGTCCCAAGCCCAGCCAACGTAATTCGTTCCCGATGCGTTTATGTCAGAGCCGTTTGTTATATTTACGCCATCTGCGGCAAACGTAGTAACGTAGCCGTTTGAATTGACTTGTTCAGCGGAGGTTGTGTTGGTCTGCAGGATTGCGTTTGCTCCGCGCACCGAATCGTTTATTGAATGGTAGGCGGCGCTATTTCTAGCCTTAACCCAAAACAAATCTGGACTAAAGTTTGTTGTGAGCTTTCTGTTATTGACGCCGTCGCCGGACCAAACAAGTGCATCAAACGCCGTGTTAGATTTAACTATACTAGGTGTTGATAGGTTTTGTGTGCACAGTGCCTTGAACCCACTAGGTGCAGTGTAGTTGAATGGGCGTTGACCAAAATTAACAGTATAATTCATTGTTCCGCCAGAACCATCAGAAGTGCATGCAAAATATTGTAGCACGGTGAGATCAGTCACTGTCATAGTTCCTTGGGAGACACCATTTTTATAAAATGTAGCTGTTCCTGTGGGACCATCGAAAGCAATCCCAATGATATCATTTTGAGTAAAGCTGGACCAATTACCTGCCTGCTGGGTAGAATCAACCCATCTTGCTCCATCACTACGATACTGTAATCTTGGATTCCATGCAGTTGAGTTTCCAAATATTCCTACTGACCAATATGACCCTGTTTTAGATCCCATAGTAAATTCGCAATACCATTTTGATATTCCAGACACTGACATTGAAGATAATGCCATTCGTTGATCTGTGGCTGGGGTAGTCCAATCTAAATTACCGTTTGTAAAAGTTCCACCTGAATTGTTAATGGGATTTAGTGTTGCATAATTGCCGCGCACTACGCCGCCAGATACAAAATCTTGCAGCCCTGCAAAGCCAGTTGGCGGTGTATAGGCAAATGTGCTAGCACCAAAGTTGAAGGTAGCCGTGTTAGTGCCGTATGGGCGACCAACTGCTCTGTATGTTCCAGCAGTAAGCGTGAAAGCTGGATTTGCTCCAGTAGCCGGATTACTACTTGCAAACCAAGTGCCGTTTTTTCCAAAGAACAGCTTGTTGTTATCTAAATCAAAAGCGCACATGAAGACATCACCAGCAGCCAACGACGCTGCATATGCAGCCGGCGAGTTGCCATTGAACTTTTGACCTTTTTCCAGCACATAGGCATATGAAGTTGCTTCCTGCCCCGGATAAGTCGATGAGCTATTGCCCTGGCTAATACCTATGCTGGTATCAGTGCCTGCACTAACTAAAGTTGCTTCAAAGTACCACTTGCCTGAAGAAACGGCTGTTGTAGTATTGGCTTTATTGTAACCGGCTCCGGCTACGCCGGTAAGAGTTAAGTTGCCGTTGCTTAGGGTAACTGAGCTTGATGTAGCATCAAAAGTTGCATAACTACCTGCTACTGGCGCATCAATACCATATGGTGTAGGTGTATCTACTAGGCTATCATTACCAGCACCACTAGCCACACTAAAGTTTACAGGCGTCCACTGCTTGTGGCCAATGTCTAGGACATTGTGTGCAAAGGTGCGTACAGGCGGTGTAAATGTACCTGTATAGCGTGCATACTTGGTTATTCTAAGGTCCTGTATGTAGCCGTTATAATAATTAGCATTTTCAACACTGGTGCCAATTCGGAGATAAGTATTGTCATCAGGCATTGCAGATGCGTTAGTGCCTGATGCAACTTCAACTCCGTTTTGATACATTTTGAAAGAATTACCATTTCTTACAACAGCAACATGAGTCCAAGTATTAGCTATAATGTCTGTATTAGATGTTATGAAAGGCCAACCAAAAGAAGTATAAAATGCCAGTCTAGCTGCTGTACCATTCATCCAAAGCATCCAACCAGTAACTGTTGCTGTTGCTCGTCTGTCTAGAATGTCTTGTCGAGTGCTTACATTTGCAGTATACATCCAAAATTCTATTGTCCAATTGCCTGAACCAAAATTAATAGAATTGCTACTTGGCACATTAACAGAATCACCCGTACCATCAAAATATAAACTGCCTTTAGCAGATATAAGTGATTTTTTCAGCGCGGTAACGTTACTGGCATTGCCTAGGGTTTCTAGAACATTTTTGCCGGTATAGTCAACTATGCCAGCGTTGGTAAAGTTCAGTAAGAGGCTAGTGCCTGGTATTGCTGTAAGTGGACCACTGGGTGGGGTAAAGGCTGCGGTGTATACAGCGGTGCCTTTGACTACTCGCATGCTGCCAAGATAAAAAGGAGATGTCGCCAAACCAGCACCGTCTGCGGCAGTCGCTCCAATTGCAAACCCACCTGTATTTGTATCAATCGTTCCGCTATTTGTAGCCGTGGCGCTTACAACTCCATTGATGTAACTGGTAAACGTACTACCGCTTCTAACAAACGCAAAGTGGTTCCATTGATTAAATACCCAGTTAGCCGTACCTAGCATATTGACGGCCCAGCTACCACCAATAGCACACAAATATTGAATCTTTGTGCCGTCTGTATATGCGGCGATTCCTGCTATTGTATTAGACCCTCTTTTCGCAAACAGCCCTCCAAAACTTGCGCCGGAAAAAAACCAGCCTTCAATAGTAAAGTCAGAGTTACCTAAATTCAGTGCATCGTTATTTGCAACTGTTAAATAATCTCCACTACCCTCAAAGTAGCCCGAACCGCCATAAGCGGCAGCACTCCAGCTAGCACTGGGGGTGAATGGAGAGAAGGCTTGTACGGAGGTGTTTCCGTTTACTGTGATGGTGAGTGGGCTAGATGCCGGTATATTGACACCGTTACTGTCTAGGAAGCGGTTGCTTTGGCAGGTAAGCAGCGAACATTCTGTACCCTGTGGTGGGTTTGTGCCGCCTGTGGTGCGGGTTAGTGGGGTGGTTGGAGGTGTAAACGCTGATGTGTAGACAGCACGGCCTTTGACGATGCGAACATTTGACATGTAGCCAAAATACTCTTGAGTCCCGACTCCAGACCTGCCAATAGTTACCGCTTGTGCTGCGTAATTATTTGCATCACTACCACTGGTACTTAATTGCCCATTTACATAAATTCTTGTGGTTCCAGATTCCCTCGATACTGCAATATGACTCCACTGGTTAGGGGCAACCGTTCCTCCGCTTGTGTAAAGTGCGCTACCAGTTCCAGTTGTTGGATTGTAATAAGCAATTCTATTTTGATAATAAAAAAGCGTACCGCCGTTTGTGGCGTGTTCAATGATGTAAAAATTACCAGAGCCAGATGTCCACGTTGAAGCAGTAGGAAACACCCATACTTCCCACGTAAAATCGCTAGTTCCATAAGCAAAAGCAGCGTTGCTTGCCAAACTTAAAGAATCGACACTCCCATCAAAATAATTCCCCCACCCAGTCTGTGAGAACGGGCTAAACGTACCTTGTGTGGCATTGCCGTTTCTAGTAATAACATGATTAAACTGAGAACTATCCTGAAAGCCGCTGTTGTTGTAGTTAGCACGGTCTTGTAGGGTAAGAAGTTGAGTTCCTGAAATGGCGGTAACAGGAGTGGTTGGTACTGTAGTTCCAGCAATAGCAGTTCCATCTACAAATCTTACATCTGCAATGTAACCAACTACAGAAACAGGGCTACCTGCATAAGGCCTTTGGCCAATATGCACGGTTTGACTGGCATTACCAAAAGTATCTGTCTTAGTTATAGAGCCTACGGTGGCACCGTTTAAGTAAGCAGTTACAGTGTTGCCACTTCTCGAGAATGACACAAAATACCACTGCCCTGGTACAAACGTATTTGCAGCAGAATAAATCTGTGCTGCACCACCGCCACCGTTAATATAGTAACCAAACGTACCATTCTCAACTGTGACCATCCAATTACCTGATGTGGTACTGGTGTTGGCGTGATTGCCTAAGATAACTTGTTGATTACTAGATAATGTGTAAAACCAAAAGCTCACTGTAAAGTTGCCAGTAGTTGCAAACTGCCCAGTAGTAGGCGTAGCTAGAAAATCCCCATTACCATCAAAGTAGCCTGACCCACTAGTAGTGTCAGTTTCTAGAAATGGGGAGAAGCTGGCTACGGTTACATCACCGTTCTTAGTTATTGTTAACGGGCTTGATGCTGGCGTATTAACACCATTACTATCCAAAAATCTGTTAGACTGAAGCGTTAAAAATTGGACGTTTGTTGCGCCTTGACTTGTTCTGGTCAATGGCGAAGTGCTAGGCGTAAACCCAGAAGTACTATAAACGGCAACTTTAGAAAATCTTACGTTACTTAAATAACCAGGAAAACTTTGAGCCGCTATATCGCCTGAGTTAGTGCCAATTACCATATTGGCTGTAGAACCTAAAGCGGCAGATTTAGAAACGGAGCTTAAAAGAGTTCCGTTTTGGAACGTGTAAACAGTTCCAGAGCTTCTCATGACGCAAATATGAACCCAAACGTTTGCGTAATTAGACATGGAGCCTATATAAGCGCCTGACCCACCCCATTCAACATACACCTGTCTGGCATTTGCTGACCCACTTCCATAGCCAATAGTCAAATTAGGATTGGATGCTGCGGTCATTATCCCAACTTGAGATTTATCGGATGTAACATACATCCACCATTCTGCCGTAAAGTCTCCAGTAGAAACAGAAAAATCTGAATTTGTGTATTGAATGTAGTCGCTTGCACCATCGAAATATGCACTCCAACTAGTCCCATACGGACTAAAACTGCTGCTGCGTGTGTCGCCGTTAACTGTAATAGGAAAACCATTGCCATTATTTTGACCGCTTTTATCACTAAAGCAGTTATAGCCGCTGGTATTAGCAGGATTGCCGCTAAGGTGTAGTGTCGTATATGGCCACAGTTCATCACCAGTTTGTGCAGTGTTGCAACCTAAGTTTAGCGCACTACTATTATCGCTAAATGGCAAGCGAAAGCCATTAGTACCATAGGTACCTGTATAGGCACTAGGTGTCCAAACGCCTGTGGTTGCACTGGTTGCACCAAAAGCTGCTGGTGTTAGCTGTTGGCCGTCGATAAAGTGAACGTCGGCTATATAGCCGTTAAACCAACCATAGGCACCAATCTCAGAACCTATGTTATGGACTGTAGTCGCGTTAACCCAAGTGTCATAGTTTTGCGAGGGATATGTGGCTGTGTCAAAGGATGTTATCTGAACACCGTTAATATACAGCTTGACGCGATCGGACGCTGTAGCTTGCGTGGTATCAACTGCACACACAAGGTGATACCACGCAGACGAATCGCGAAATACTTGTGTTGTAATAAGGTTTAGATTTGGAGTATCAGAGATGAAGTTTCTGAAATAGAGCTTGTTTGATGTAGCGTCAAACTCGCATCGAAAGGTACTTTGTCCAGTGTTTAACGCCGAAAACAGTATGTTTGTAGTCGCAAAATTAGTGCGTTTAATCCAACCACTCCAAGTCCAGGTTTTGCGATTGCCAGCTACTGGAGGTGTCCAGCTTAAATATGCGCTATCGCTGCTGTTAAATCTTAAACTACGCTCAATTTGATAAGCTGTAACAGCTGCTGCAGGTGGCTTACCACTGGCTAATAAATTAAGTATGCCTGTCATGTTAGTCCGTTTCCATTAATTAACCAGTAGTTTGTAGCTACTTTAACACAAGTTGCTAGACCATACTGTGCTAGTACACGACTTCCCTGAGTACCTGTGCCTGCTAGATATAAGTTATTTGCTGTTGAGCAAGTAATAGTTAGTTGCTGTGAAGTTTGATTAATAAATGTAATTACTGTGCCTGCATCATAGGCTAGTGTGTCATCAATGGTAAATATTCTAGCACTAGCATCAGTGCTAGGATGTATAAGCGTTTTTCCACTATCACCTAGTACAGTGGTATAGTTAGCACTTTGACTATTGGTAGGAGTATTTACATAGCCTAGGGTGCTAGTATCTACTGGTAGAGTATATGTATTTGTAGCAGCTACAGCAGGCGCATTAAGTGTTGCACTGCCACTGGTACTACCAGCTAGTTTTAGGTTGCCACTATTAAAGGTTTGAGCTGCTGTAAAGGTATTTGCCACACTAGTGCTAACATTACCAGCAGCACCTTGTGGCCCGGTTGGTCCTGTGGCACCTGTGGTGCCTGTGGTACCTTGTGGCCCAGTTGGGCCTGTTGGCCCTGTATCACCTTTGGTAGCATACGGCAAACTAGTCCAACTAGTACTGCCATTGCCTACCTTAAATTTATTGGTGTCGGTTTCAACACCTAATTCACCAGCAGCTAGTGTAGGATTTGCACTAGTCCAAGCTGCTGCCGTACCTCGTCTAAGTTGAATTTGTTGTGGCATTAGATAGTACCTCCATCAATAGCCAGTATAGATAGATAGCTAGAATCTGGAAATCCGCCATCAATTACTGTGTTACCACCTCCAGCAGTACCATTAGCTGCTAGTGTAACTTGCCCTTGACTGTTTACTGTGATATTAGCATTAGTATAACTGCCTGCTGTAACACCAGTTGTAGCAATATTTTTATCATTGATTTTGGTTGTCATAGTTCAGTCCTTTGCCAACTTGTGGTATTTTCGTTCCAACTATACATTTGTCCATCTTGTGGATATGGTTGAGGTGCTGTCCACTGACACGTTTGTTCGTCTAATTGCCAGCTGTTAAACGGTTTAGGTGGAATAAATGCATTTCTTACGCTATCGTAAGTATAACCTATGCCAGCATAGTTTTTGCGAAAATTGCCGTTATAACTAGTTTGCCGCCAAGTTCCACCAAGAATTTTTTCTAAGTGAGCAGCACCAATATGCTCACGCTCAACACCACTACTATCACTAGTATCACGATTGTCTACAACAACTACTTGAGTAACTAGGTTATTTTCGTCAATTTTTGCAAAATGTGCCATAGGTTAAATTTCCAATTTAAGTCCAGTTAAGTCCATTTCTTCTCCGACTACACCAACTGGAAAAGTGTTAAACGATAGTGAGATGCGAGTATCTTCACCTTTAATTTCAGGAACCATGTGGGTTAGTGACGATGGAAATAATATTAGCTTGCCAGCAGTAACCTCAAACCACCAGCTTTCGCTATTATATGCGTTCCACTCTTGTGGTGGAAACTTAATTTGCTGCCAGCCATCTTTGTAGAAGTAAATCCGATCATCAGGGTTTGTTTGCACATAAAACACGCCACTGATATAGCTGTTGGGATGTGCGTGTTTGTGGTGGTACTGACCTTGCTCGCTATAGTTGCACCAGCTTTGCGTCACTCTCAGACTTACATTGTGCTTAGGATTGACTGTGGACTTGAAGTATTCCGAAACAGCATCCTCGATGAACGAACGTAGATTCGTCAGCACAGGGTTACGAAGTACGAAGTTATCAGTGCTTGTCGTATTTCCCTGATTCGGTCTTGTCTGTAACTCACGGATGAAGAACAACTCCTCATCGCTTAATGAACGACCTAGCTCAGCAAAGCCTACAGGTGTCGGAAACAGATTATGCAATTGCATCTTCAATTTCCTTTTGCTTGATGCCCATTTCTTCTAACTGTTCAGGTAGCCAGATCGTAGGGATTGAATCTTCAAACTCTCTGATCTTGTCTATCACCCAATAGACTTCTTCAATACTCGGACAAGGTCTAGGATCATCCCAGCGTGTAAAGACGTTGTTAGAGATTTCCCACTTAGCACCCGGACGAAGCAAGTGCATGGCTGTGTCAATCCCCAGAAACCTAAATACCTTTGTTGTCATAGACCCTCTTATTGATTTATTTTTATGATGACGATACCGGAGCCGCCGTTTGTTGCTACATCATTATTTGGGTTTAGCTGCCCACTGCCGCCACCAGCCCCGCCTCCGGTATTTGTAGTTCCTGGCGTAGCGGCGGTTAATGTAAATCCGGAACTAACTCCACTAATACTTCCATCCCCGCCGCCACCTTTTTGTGAAGTAGTTGATGTTCCTCCACCTAAACCCATTGAATACCCAGAACCATTAGCAACAGCTCCACCACCACCGCCAGCATAATATATGGAAGAGCCGGTTATACTAGATGCCGTTGCCGCCCCACCATTACCACCAACCGTCCCACCATTTGCTCCGGCCCCACCAGATCCGCCGCCGCCGCCCGAACCATAATTACCGCTAGGGCCAGCAGAAGATCCTCCATCATAGCCCTGTCTTGCGCTAATACCTGTTCCGCTTAAAGCGCCTGTAATTGTTGTGCTTGAAACAGTTTGGCTTGCGCTAACAGTATATGTTCCCGCTCCGCCTGTTCCTGTTCCTAGAGCTGTTATTGTGGTTCCAGCAGTTACACCAGTTCCGCTAAGAATCATTCCAACTAAAAATGTATTTGTTACTGTCCCACCAACAGTAAGCGTAGTTCCAGAAATAGACGATGCCGTACCGGATGCAGATGGGTTCCCTGTTCCAGCTGCTGTAAATGCACTTGTTGACCCACCACCACCACCAGAACCCCCAGAACTGGCTGCGTTACCACCAAAATTTCCACCGCCACGAGCCCCAAAACCACCTCCGAGTGAAGTAATAGGGCCAAAGGCTGAATTGGAACCGTTTGTGTTATAACCCCCGCCACCGCCGACAGTGATTGTGTAGTCGGTTCCTGCTGTAACACTTAATCCTGTTCCAGTACGAAGGCCACCAGCGCCCCCTCCTCCGGCATAATATCCATTACCACCACCGCCACCCGCAACCACAAGATAGTCAACGCTGGTTACACCTGTCGGGCATTTCCACGTAGTCGTGCCTTTGAATACAAAGACGGTTTGGCTAGGTACGGTGTACTTTAGGATGACGATACCGGAGCCGCCTGTGCCGCCGTTTGTTTTGTTAGCAGGAGTATCACCATAACCACCACCACCCCCACCACCTGTGTTTGCTGTGCCGTCGCCTCCAGCAACACTAGCAGTAGCTGAACCATTTCCACCTCCGCCAGTGCCGCCAGTGCCGCCAGTTTTTGGAGAAACCGTATTCGTTCCTCCACCGCCGCCACCAGCATAAGTAACACTACTTCCAGAAATAGTTGATGCTGTTCCTGCGCCACCATTCCCGCCAGCCGAACTCGTGGCCGCTGCCGCTGCACTTCCTGCGCCACTAGCACCACCCCCGCCACCTCCTGCTGCATAGGAAGTGCCAGGGCCAGAACCAACACCGCCGTTTGACCCTTGCGAAGGAGATGTTGATGGTGTATTTCCATTTCCAGAAGATGAATTTCCTGTATGCGAACTTCCACCCCCAGAACCACCATTAGCACCCGTTACGGTTCCGTAAGGAGCAGGACTTCCCGGAACAAGAAAACCACCGCCACCGCCACCGCCATAAGCCTTGAAAGTATTTGTACCGGCTCCAGAGGGGTTTTCCGTAATCGGCGATCCAGCAATAGAACTATCCGTACCATTATTGCCAATAGTTCCAGGCGAGCCTGTTGATCTAGCGCCGCCTCCACCAACAGTAATAGTGTAATCAGTTCCCGCAGTGACAGATAAACCTGTTCCCGTCCTAAATCCACCCGCACCGCCGCCACCGCCTATCCCCGTTCCACCCCCACCCCCACCAGCGACAACCAAATACTCAACCTCTGTCACCCCAGCAGGGCAAGTCCACGTACTGGTAGCTGTAAAGGTTTGGATGACGGTGTAGCCAAATACTGGCCAAGTGCCGCTTTGCTTAGCTACTAGTTGCTCCATTAAAGACCAAATGCCTTTAGCAGAGCTAACGGTTGGTTGATTAGCAGCTCCAATAATGCCGCCATTACCGCGCATTAGCTAATCTCCTCATAACTTACTACTATTTCTAGTAGGCTAGTAGCTGTAGTTTGTGCACGAACTATATCACCTTCTTCTAGATAAATATTAGCATCTTTGCTAATAACTACAAGGCTGGAATCGGCAGGTACAATTATTGTTTTAGCTAGATAAAAATTTGTTCCAGCACCTTCACTGCTATCATAAAATACTACATTAACTTCGGCGTTATTAGTTCCGTGTACGTTAGACACAATAATACTATTTATCTTAAATACTTTATTACTGGCTGCACTATTAGTTACTATATCTAATAAACTTGCAGTAAGGGCCTTACCAACGGTTTTACCAATAATGGTTGTAACATTGACTATATTTGGTGCTGCCATATTATCCTCCAAATACCATTGCCATGGCAATAGCCTTTCCTGTTGTTATTCCACCACCGCTACCGTTAGCTGCTAAAGTAATTCTACCATAAGTATCTACTGTAATATTAGCATTTGTATAACTGCCTGCGGTAACGCCGCTGGTGGCAAGGCTAACAGTTCCTGTAGTAGTAATTGGTCCGCCAGTTAATCCAGCACCAGTTGATATTTGCTGTACACTACCGCCACCGCCTCCACCCATTACACGAATCTGAATGTTCACACCGGTTGCAGGAGCAGTGGTAAATACTACATTACTACCTGAAACAGTATAATCAGTAGTTGGTACTTGTGTAACACCGTTTTCTAATACTAGAATATTATTTACAGTAATTCCGCTAACGGCGGCAAATGTGGTTGTACTACCGTCTCCGGTATACGTATAAGTTGAATATGCTACCCCACCACCAGCCGATAAAGCAATTGTAATAGAACCATTACCATTAGTAATATCTATGCCTGAACCAGCGGTTAGGGTTGCTTTAGTAAGTGTATTGCCGGTAGAGTTACCAATTAATAATTGACCATTAGTAAAAGTTGTTTGTCCTGTACCACCATTTGCAGGAATTAAAGTACCAGCAAGCGTAATAGTTCCTGTAGTGGTTATAGGTCCGCCAGTCGCTGTAAGACCTGTGGTTCCACCAGATATATTTACACTTTGCACAGTGCCGCTAGCACCTCCTACACCAGTAACACTGCTAGACATGCCAGTATCGCCAGCTACTAACCAACGTTGACCTGGTAGTATAGTAATACTAGCACCTGCACCAATAGTTACTGGTCCAACACTTAGCGCGTTTTTACCATTAGTAATTATATATGGTGTAGTAATAGTTTGGCTAGTTTCTAAGACTGGTCCACTGCTACCACCCCCACCACCAGTACTAGCAATAGTAATAGTATTTGCGTCGTTTCTAGTAATGGTTACATTATCGCCAGCCTGTAATTTAACGTCGTCTGTGCTAGCATCGCTGCCAGTTAATCGTAAGTTAGCACCGCCTGTGGCTGTTTCAGCACTAATAGCATAAGTAGCTCCACTACCACCGCCACCACTAACTGTAACTGTAACTGCTCCACTAGTATTAGTTGCGGTTACTCCGCTGCCAACAAAATTAAAGCTAGTTACGTTGCTAGTTAACAGTGTGCCTTCATCACTAACACTAACTGCGCTGCCTGCACCTTGTGCACCGGTTGGTCCTATGGCACCTGTTGGACCTGCTGCACCTGTAGGGCCTGCTGTACCTTGTGCACCTGTAGGACCTGCTGTACCTGCTGTACCTTGTGGTCCTGTGGGTCCTGCACTGCCTGCTGTACCTTGTGGTCCTGTGGGTCCTGCACTGCCTGCTGTACCTTGTGGTCCTGTGGGTCCTGCTGCTCCACTAGCACCTGTAGGACCTGCACTACCTTGTGGTCCTGTTGGACCTGCTACAGTACTAGCTGCACCTTGAGGACCTGTAGGTCCTGCTGCTCCTGCACTACCTTGTGGCCCTGTGGGACCAGCTACTGTACTAGCTGCACCTTGAGGACCTGTAGGACCTGCTATACCTTGTGCACCTGTAGGGCCTGCTACTGTACTAGCCGGACCAGTTGGCCCAGTTGGTCCTTGAACTCCTTGACCTGTGTTTAATGATTCCCAGCCTTTGCCGTTCCATTTCCAAGTACGTCCATTAAAGCTATAGGTATCATTAACACTAGGATTTGATGGAAAATTAATATCTGGCATAATTTTTCCAATGCTTAATAACTCTTATAGAAAGCGTATTATTCATTATCTAATAACCTTTCCATAAATAGTGGTTCCGCCATCTCTGGACCAAATTAATATAAAGTCTAAGTTAGTTAAAACTATGCCAGATTGACTAAAAGTTGTAGTTAGTGAGCCATCACTCTTAATCCAGTTTATTGTAGGCCAAGTAATCACTGCACCACTAGATTGTACATTTTGAGCTTCTATTAACAATTCTGTTAGTTGACCACTAGCCAACCAATTAGTAAAACTTACAGTGTAATTACCGCCAGTAACTGCCCAAATTTGATAATTGCTGTTACTAAGATTGAACGCACCAGTATTTGCGCTAGTATAGGGTGTAAGATTTTGACTAGGGCCAGTAGGACCTTGTGGTCCAATTAGTGAACCGTTTCTAGTTTCTACCCACTGTAGTGAGTTACCATCATTTATATAAGTATACTCAATACCAGTACTGCTTTCAATCCATCTATCACCTAGTTGTGGACTAACTGGTGCAGTATCGCTAAAAGTAAATGCTACTGTACCTTGTTGGCCTGTTGGTCCTGTTGGACCAGTGTTGCCTGTATTACCTATACTACCTGTAGGACCTGTAGGACCTGCTACTGTGCTAGCTGCACCTTGTGCACCTGTGGGTCCTGTGGGACCAAGTGCACCTTGAGCACCTGTAGGACCAGCTACTGTGCTAGCCGCACCTTGTGGACCTGTAGGACCTGTAGGACCAACAACACCTTGTGGACCTATAGCACCTGTGGGACCTGTAGGTCCTGCTGGACCTTGCAGACCTTGAGCACCTGTAGGACCTAGTGCAGTACTAGCTGGTCCTGTAGGACCTTGTGGTCCAACAATTGTGCCAGCATCAAACCAGTTACTGCCATTCCACACCCATAAGTGTCCAGTGCTAGTAACAATGTAGGCATCATTAACTGTGTTATTACTGGCTGGTAGGTTAGCTACTTGTGCAACTTCGCCACGCAGTGTAATATTAATACCTTGTGGACCAGTATTACCTGTAGGACCTGTAGGACCTGCTACTGTACTAGCTGCACCTGTGGCACCTGTAGGACCTGTACTACCTGTTGGTCCACTAATTACTCCTACATCTTGCCACGTAGTACCTGTCCATACCCAAAGATGACTGTCAGCGGTTACTAAGTAAGCATCGCCTATAGCACCTGTATGCGTATTAGGGTATCCTGGTATATTACTTGCACTAGCCACACTACCAATAATTTGTACACTGGTACCATCATTGCCTTTGGCACCTGTGGGTCCTGTAGGACCTTGTGGTCCAAGTGCACCAGTAGGCCCTTGCACACCTTGACTGCCACTAGCGCCGCTGGCTCCTGTAGGGCCTGTGGGACCTGCTGCACCTGCTGTGCCTGCTATACCTTGAGCACCTGCTGCACCTGTGGGACCTGTAGGACCTGCTACAGTGCTAGCACTACCTGTTGGGCCTGCTGGACCTTGTTGACCTTGTTGGCCTGTAGGCCCTGTTGGTCCGGCTACTGTACTAGCTGCACCTTGTGGACCTGTGTTACCTTGAGCACCTGTAGGTCCTGTAGGTCCTGCTACTGTACTAGCTGCACCTTGAGCTCCTGTAGGTCCAGTGCTGCCTGTAGGCCCTGTTGGTCCTGCTACTGTACTAGCTGGGCCTTGAACACCTTGTATACCTTGTGCACCTGTAGGTCCTGTTGGGCCTGCCACAGTGCTGGCAGGGCCTTGTACCCCTTGTATACCCTGTGCACCTGTAGGTCCTGTGCTACCTGTAGGGCCAGGCACTGTGCTAGCTGGGCCTTGTACCCCTTGTATACCTACTGGCCCTGTAGGACCTGTAGGACCTGTAGCACCTTGTTGACCTTGTGCACCTGTAGGGCCTGTGGCACCTTGTATTTGACCGCTGTCTGCCCAGGTACTACCTGTCCATACATATAGGTGACCATCTTGAGTAACAACATAACTGTCACCTACTGTATTATTACTAGCAGGTAATTGCACAACAGTAGCAACACTGCCTTTTAATTGTACACCTTGACCTTGTGGACCTGTAGGTCCTGCTATAGTACTAGCTGCACCTTGAGCACCTGTAGGTCCTGTGTTACCTTGAGCACCTGTAGGTCCTGTAGGACCTGCTATAGTGCTAGCTGCTCCTGTTGGTCCTGTGGGTCCTGTAGCACCTGTAGGTCCTACTATGTTACTAGCTGCACCTGTGGGACCCATAACGCCTGTGGCACCTGTTGGGCCTATAGCACCTGTAGCACCTTGTGGTCCTACAATAGCACCAGCATCAATCCAAGTACTAGTACTAGCCTGCCAAACATATAGGTGATTATTTTGTGTTACTATATAGGCGTCAGCATCTTGATTATTACTGCTAGGTAGACCAGCTACTGTAGCTGCAGTACCTTTAACACTAATACCCTGACCTGCAATACCTTGAGCACCTGTTGGCCCTGTGGGACCGACTACGGTACTGGCTGGCCCAGTTGGGCCCATCATGCCGCCGGCAATAACTCTGGTTTGTGTATTATCAATTACAATAGTGCTGGTATTAGTTTGTACAATACTCATCGTATTACATCCTTTACCACAGTTATATTGCCAGCAATAAACGGAGTTACATTGCCACTAGTATCTGTTAATTCCATGCCGTAAACGGCAGTAGTAAAGTTAAATTGCGCTGTTTGTTGAGCAGTTAATGTAACTGTTATTGTACTATTATTTGTATCTAGTACAATGCCTCCACCAGCTCCACTATTTAGTGCTAGTATAACTGTATCACTATTAACATTTGCTCTAATTTGTAATACAGCACTATAGTATTGCAGCGGATAAGGAGCATAATACTCTACTGTTCCGCCAGTAGTATAATTAGTATAGCCACTACTATTAATACTATTAACAGTTAATGTGCTGGCTGTAACATTATTAACAAAATGATAATCATCATCACCAGTACTATTAATTTCTTTCATACCACCAACATTGGTAATTCTAATACGCCATCCAGGTGGTATACTGTGTGCGGCACTAGTAGTAATTATACAAGGTCCGCTCTTACTAATAGACTGTACATTAGCATAATACTTGGTATCGGTTTCCCAGCGATATACTTGTTTAAAGGTAGTACCCTGATAAATTTTATAATTAACTTTTGCAGGAACCATACTAGACCTTTACCTTTCTAAGAGCTGCCAGTTTCTTAAAACTATTTAACTCCGTAGTAAGCGCAGCAATTTCTTCCTGCAACTTATTATTTTCAATGCTAAGTTTAGTTAGTTGACTGTTTAATTCAACTATATCTAATTGTAGCTTAGTTAATTCTTCAGTAAGCTTACTATTATGCTGGCCCATGCGCTCCAACTCTTCATGCATCATCTTGATTACACTTGTTTCTGCATCAGTACTACGCCAGTCTTTTAATAATTTTTGCACTCCTACTGATAGTGCAATTATAGCCATAGCTGCTACGCTAATTGTTTGTACCAGGCTGTGATTTTCTACGACTTCCATTGCAGCTCCTATTTGTTAGCAGTGATTAAGATACAAGTTTAGTTGTAGCTAGGCTGCCAACTGTGTTTTAGTGGCACTGCTTATTGTCAAGTAAAAATATTTAAACCTTTTTTGACTCTTGTATATTATAGCACAAGGGCAAGAGGTTGTCAACTATAAAAAATGCCCTGCTTAATCAATATTAAGCAGGGCATTACCGTGAACTTTTTCAGTTCTTTATAGACCCTTTTGCGGTATCCAAGTTGGTTTAGTCAGCTCAGTCGCCAGGTCATAGTAGTTTTGTTATGTAAAATTTTTTAATTATCTAATATAATTTATTTGTTTAGTTCCACGGTAGTGGTTTATTAACGGTTGGTGGTGTAATTTTATCTTGTATTCTTTGAGTTAATAATTCCTCTGTTCCAGTTTTACTTATTTTGTTCCATACCCAATCAAAAATTTCATTTTGTGTTAAGTTTTCATAGGCTACAAACACTTCACCTGGTGGATCAACTAGTGTAATACCTTCTATAGTTTCTGTAACACCATTGTTAGATGCTGTAAGCATCCAATTTACTAAAACTACAACATCTTGCAAATTATTGTAACTTGGTTTAACCTCTAATCTAATAATTGACCAATTCATTTTAACTCCAATATTTATACTTGTGTTTTTAGCAATTCAATTTCTAATTTGAGCTCTTGAATTGCTTTTACTAGTGGAACTATAAGTTTTGAATAACTAATACCTTGTAGAATTTTTTTACCGTCGATTATATCATAAATACATAATTCGTCATTTACCAACTCTACATCCTCAGCAATTAAACCATATTGTATATCTGTTTCTATATCACTAGTATATCTACCAAGCTTATCTTTCTTTTTAAAATTAAAAGTTATTGGCTGCAGATTATATATCCAATTAGTATTAGGTAATGGGCTAATGTTAGTCTTACTAGCACGTGTTGAACTTAAGTAACCAAGCATACCTGAACTATCTACATAAACATCGCGACCTGTTACTGTAGTATTATATACTTCTGGAACTTTAATACGACCTAAATAATCTATATTTACTCTTAGCGTTCCGCCAATGCCTGTACCTTGACCAATATGAATTCCGTCATTTACACCATCACTGATATTAGCACCTATATACCACTGTGTTGCAGCACCTGCTGATCTTAATAGTATTTGGGGTACATCTTTTTGAAATGTAAGGTTAGAAGTAAGTGTACCGGCACTAACCGTACCAGTTGCACCTGTAGGACCTGTAGGACCTGCTACTCCCTGTGTACCTTGAGTGCCCTGCGTACCTTGCGTACCTTGTGGACCTGTAGGACCTGCTACTCCTTGCGTACCTTGTGGACCTGTAGGACCTGCTACTCCTTGCGTACCTTGCGTACCTTGTGGGCCTGTTGGACCGGCTATGCCCTGCGGCCCTGTTGGACCTGTAGGTCCTTGTGGCCCGCTGGCTGTGCCCCAGGTACCATCACTTCGTAAAAATGAGCCAGTGCCGCCTGGTGGTGGAGGTATTAGGTACCCGCCCCAACCAAAGTTTCTAAAAGTGTAGTCGCCACCACTGGTAGTTCCTAGATCTGTTACTGCTGTGCTGCGTAATTGTAATGGTCTAACGGCATTACTGGTTATTACAAAGCCACCATTAGTTATCTCTCTGCCAACAATAGTTGCCATAGCACTATTGTCATAGTCTAAGATTTTCTTACTAACTCCAGCACTAATACCATAATAACCACCACTTGCAGCAGGATTTACAAGTTGTGGACTATCAGTCCAAGTACCGTTACCAATTAATACTTGTGTAGCTGTGCCACCACTAGGTAAACCAGAAACACTACTCCAAGTACCATCAGCACGTAAATATGTTGTAGTATTATTAGGTGGCGCACTAATAGTTACACTACCATATCTAAAAGTTCCGCTACGAATATTTAATGCATATCCGGCTGAATCACCAATTGAAACTTCTGTACCACCTTGAGCATTATAAAATCTACCGGCCGCACTATAACTAGATGAGTCAGAGTATCCTAAATATCCTTGTGCTAGGTATCCATAATTAACGGAACCATAGGCACCTTTTTTTACTGTTACGCCATAATTGGTAGTCCAACTGCCTAGTTCGCTAGTAATTGTTGAGTCTATAGTTCTAGCAAAATAAGCGGCGGATTCGCCTATTGTACCAGCAGGATTTGGAAGTACGGTTATAGCTCCATATACAACATTAAAAAGTCCTAATACTGGAGTAAGATTTAGTAATGGTGAAGCGCTTGTTCCAAGACCACCAAAATAACCTAGTAATTCATCGGAATTATTATAAATAGCTACTTTATTAGCATCAGTTTTATTTATTTCAATGCGCTGAGCACCACTTACACCTGTTACTAATTGACCACGTAAATATGCATTAGTAGCGTATAAGCTTCCTTCAGTTCTGTTTAAATAATATCCTGTATTGCTAGTAAATGTACCGCCACTAGGTGTGCCTCCAGTCCAGTTATCACTGCGTATATCTTGAAATACACTAGCAGCAATTGGTACACTCCATATTGTAGTATTTGCTGGTATGCTTTCTAAGGTAGTAGCATTAGGATTATATCTGCCAAAACTATACCAAACTACTTGACCAACTGTAGCACTAGGTGCTGTTAGACTATAATCTACAGGAGCGGTTGCACCACTAGTATTGCTGGGTGCTGTTGTTAGTAGTGCATCACTTTGACTACGTAATCTATAGGCTGTTATAGTACGTATACCCTCTAGTCCAGTTGTACCGGCACTGCCTGGATTACCTTGTGGGCCGGTTGGACCTGTGGCTCCTGGTAAACCATTGGTTCCATTAGTACCCGCCTTACTTTTACTAATAGAAAAGTCTTTTGTTAATGTAGGGTAACCTGTTCTAGTAGCAGTAATTGTGCTAATTGCACTATCTGTTCCACTAGCTAATGTGTTGACAGTAAGCGTTATATTACTAGTGCCTGTGCCAGTTAATGTGGTCGTTAAACCGGTCCCATCACTTTTAGTAATAGTCCATAAACTTGTTTCATTAGTAATGCCACGAAATATTGCAGCATATGTAACTGCACCAGTATAACTAGTTACACTACCACTACTATCTGCTGGTACTGTATGTGATTCATTAGTTAATAAAAATGTTAGTGCATCACTACCATTATCACCACGCCAAATAGTCACAGTATCACTAAGTGTTCCTAGCGTAGCAACTACTTTTACATATCTAACTGTAGTTGTGCCTAAGCTATTAAAGTTAGCTGCAGTAAGTGTTCTAATATCGCCGGTGCCAGTTAGTGTAATACTGCCTAAACTAGTATTACTACTATTATATGCAGTAGCTGTAAATGTTACTGCACCTGTTATATTTTGTTTATTTGCGGTAAACGTAATACTAGCGGGATAATTGGCTGTGGTAGCCAAATTATTATCAAAAATAAAAGCCCAATCAGTAGGGTCAAGTGTTAGTAGTGCTACTCCGCTTTCTGTAGTAGCACTTGATTGAGCTGATATAGTATAACTATCAGGATCTATTTTACTAATATAGGCGTACTTTACATAATAGGTTGTATTAGCTAATAAATCTGTTAGTGTTAGCTTGCTTTGAAAAGTAGCGTCATATTTTAGTGTACTAGCATCTGGTGTAAAACCACTAGTTGTACTAGCCCAAACTTTTAAGTTAACTAGGTCATCGCGCTGTACTAATTCCTCTACCTGAGTAGATAGAGGACTGTTAGTATCATCATCAATATATATCTTGCCTGTGGGTACAGTAAAATATAATTCTAAAGATTTTGGACCTGGTGTAATTGTTAATGCCATATACTTTCCTTACTGTAAGGTCTGAATCTTTATACTACCTACAGCACTAGTAGTACTATAAACATCAGTGTTATCTAGTGCTCTGCAAGCTATTCTATAATTAACTCCACTACTACTTATTCTGCCAGTATCTCTAGGCAAGTTTAGTAGATTAAATACTGCTTGTGTTCTACTTTGTATTTCTAGCATATTTGTACTATCCCAGCTAGTTGTCCAAAAATCTGCACTACCGCTACTAGTTGTTCTATATAGTCTAAATACATATGTTTTATGGTTTGCTGGTTCAGTACCAGTAATTATAGGTTTAACTATAATATTAGTACCTTGTAACGTAATAGCCACATCAGTAACAGCAAACGGATTATCACTTTTACCATCTACATAAAATATCTGTTCATCGCTCCAGGGACCAAACACACTAGCAGTACTATTAGAATACCTAGCACGAGTTTTATAAGTATAACCGGTTTTGAGTCCAACAACTGTTAAACTGCCAGTATCCTTATTAACCAAATATGTATTTTGTGGATCTAGGTCGTTGAATACACTGTTCGATTCAATTACTTGTAGCTGAACATGCGTTGTATTAGCTGTTAAATCCGTAGGATTACTAAAGCTAATAATGGTTGTATTAGCATAGTTGCCATTAGATATTTCTGTGCTGTAATAGGTGTTACTAGAAACATTTGTTACTTTGGGTGCTTTAATAATAGTATTTTTTACTATATCTGTATTTTGTAGCGTGATATTAGAATTAAAGTGTATATATTCGTTATCTAAGTCTTTAGTATAAATATCAGGACTATAATCAGCTAACACCAATCTGGCGCTTACGTTTGAAGTAGGTTCAACACTAAGTACTATAAGATCTTGGCTAACACTATTGTTTTCGCCAATCATTACTAGATTATCGGCTTCTACACCAGTAAAACTAGTTGTAGTAGTAACTGTAGTATAATAGTTACTAGTACCTACATTTTGAATAGCTCTAGTAACTGATCCAGAACCTTCAGTAGTTGTAAGTGCATTAGTTCTAATAGTTATACTATAAGATTTGGTACTATCCAACAGCACTGCTTCAGTAAGCGTTATAGTATTTCCACTAATACTTTTAATTCTAGCAGATCCAACGCCCCAGAGCGGAACGTCGTGTGTTACTTTTACTAAATCACCGCGTGTACATACTAGGTACTCAAAATCACTATTTAGTGAGTAAGTTTCGGGTCGCAGTTTTAATTGTGCTAGGTGCCAGCTTGCAAAATATCTAATTTGATCTGGATTAGTTACACCAGGTAGTGTTAGTTGTTCAAATATTTCCGCACCTTTAACAGCTCTGCCACTAGTACCTTGTGTAGTAAATGCTTGACCATTTCCACTGCCACTAGCTGCTGCTACAAAGGTATCGCCTACTACATAAACTACACCACTAGTACCTGCCGCAGTATTCCACTGCTGTTGCGTAGTAGTTCCCAGTTTAGTAATCTTATACGTTCTGCCGGTAACAAAACTGCCGCTAGTAACTATATAACCATCTGTTTCGCCGTAACCATAGTTGTAAACAATGATTTCGTCAGCTTGATAAGCTTTAGTTTCGTTTGCAAATGCTATTCTAAATGCATCTGGTATTCTAACTAATGTTTTTGTACTTTCGAATCCCCAGCTGTTATGTGGAGTAAAATGTTGAATAGTATGTGATCTAAGTCTATCTATTACAACACTCCACTTACCATTAACATAAGTAGGACTAGCCATACCTGCAGCACAAATATCGCGTAGCAATTCCATTAAATTTTGCGTACTAGATATAACGTTATTATAGGCTAATATAGGTTGGTTGTAGTTTACCTTGTACTCAGCAGCTGAATTAGCATTGCAAAAATTATACCAGCTGGCTATAGTAGGCCAATCTATTTCGCTGTCATTAACACTATAACTATTAGCAGTATGTTGTAGTACATGCACAAATAAACTTGCTGGATTATTTGTTGCACCATACGTATAAGTGCCGTTACTAGCAATATTTATTTTTGCTATAGTTTGTACCATAGCATTTACGCCTTGCAGCGTACCATTTACTTTATTAGTACTTTGTACCTTAATAGCAGTTCTAGCTAAATTACGCGGCTCTTCTGCAATTACTGTACCGCTATTATTTCGCAGTTTTCGTTTAGGCAGTGGTTTAAGTGGTGGATTATCTATACTGTCATATGCACTAACTACCTGCAGCGATACTCTAGAAGCTACACGCCAGTCTGCTATTTGTTCTGGGTCATCATTGGTAATACGTTTAACACGTACAGCATAAGTATTTCTAGGTATATTTTCTAGTTTATATACATAGTTAAATGCATCTTTGTAATTTCTGCTAATTGTAATTATTTTATAACCGCGTGTTGGTAGTACATTTTGTACACCATCATAAACAAATCTAATTACACAAGCTATACCTGCTGATGATTGTCCCGTATTTCCAACTGCTTGAGCGCTAGTAGCAGTAACTCTAATAGTATGCGTACCAGCACCTAAGTAGACTTCTTTGGTAGTAAAGCTTCTAAAGTTTTTGCTTACACTAACTACTGGTGTACTAGTACCAACTGTAACATTATCAATGTATACCTGGCCATAATCATCAGCTGAAAAATCTAATAGGTAGGTACCATCATATGGAGCAGTAAATGTTGTTTGTTGATCAAAGCTAACGCTAGTAGATATATCTGCAGTGCCCCAAACGCCGTATTGCTTTAAAAAATTATGCCAAATATCATCAGTTCTAGTAACGTTTGTTATGTTGGCAAAATTAGTTCTACTGTTAAATACAGTTAGTTGTGTTACAGCATTAGCACTGCTAAGTGTTGTGCTAGTTAAACTACCAGCGCTAACCGTAATATTAAATGCTGGTAAGAAAAGTGTTTCTGCACCACCACTACTATAGTCTTGCTTAGTAGATTGTGTTAGTGAAAAGTTAAGGCCGCTTTTGACCAGCGTGGTATAACCACTAGTATGATCTGTTTGATTAGATATGTTATTACCGCTGTCTAGTGTAAAGCTGTACAGTCGTAAATACCCGCTGGGAATTTGTGGTTCAAAAATAAAGTCACGCTGTGTGCCTAATAGTTGAGTATATGCAGTGCTATTTAAATAGGACTTATAAGCTGCACTAGGATTACTACTATTAGTATCGCTAGCAGCTCCGGCAAATATAGTTAAGCTGTCTGCATTTGGTCGCAAACAAGCAGTAAATCGTTGATAAATAGTAGCTGAAGTAGTTTCATTAATAACCCATAGTTGCGGTACATCTACCTGCTCAGTTTTACTGCTGCTTAAATTATAATAATCAATATTACTACTAGCGGTACTATCTAGGTTAGGATTAGTTTGTACTTGATTAGCAGGTACAATTTCAATTCCTAGGCTAACATTAAACTTGTCTGTTTTACCATCTTTGGTATAAATAGCCCGCAAACCTTCAGGAAAATTAAAGGCAACATCAATGCTAGTAGCTGGTTGTGTAAATGTTACTAGTGTCCAAGGATTTCCGTCATTGTTATTATTTACAAGTTCAACTGGACTAGCTGGTAGTTGTTGTACATCGCTAGGATAATAGCTGTTAAAGGTATCTGCTTGTGCTTGAGTTTCAGTAGTTAATCCACCTAGTGTATAAGCTACCTCTGTGTTATTATATAATAGTTTGTCACTATGTAATTCACTAAGCGGTGTAGCACCAACACTAATAGTATTTTCATCAACTTGCAGTGGGCCAAATCCCCAGATGATTAATAAGTGTAGTAGGTTGGTATTGGTTAGTGTTTCTATATATGGTGTTGCACCTAGTACACCAGTAACACGATTGCGTCCAAGTACTACTGGAATTGCACCAAATGGGTTGGCTTGATTTTGACTGCCAGTAAATAGGCTAGCACCAATTGTTTGTCCTGGATCTTTTACCTCAGGGGGTCTAATAGGAAATGCTGCGTTGATGAGTACAGTACCAGCAATTTGTATAATTGCGCTGCCAACTGCGGCAGTGCCGCCAACTGCAGCACCTACTTTTGCAGCTATTACTGGATCTTGAGAGATTACAAATACTGCAATCATTAATACTAGGCGTAATCCTTGACGTCCTTGAGCAACTACTCTATAGTTGATATTTTGTCCAGCATTAATAATTGTAGTATTCCACTGTTCTTGTGGTACTATTACACCGTCTATAGTTAACAGCAGCTTATTAGCTAGTCGTTTGCCTAGCTTATACTTATCAATAATATAGCTAGCGAATTCGCTGCATGTAGTACCTACACGCACACCTTCTAGTACAGTATTAGACCACTGCAGTGGATGCGGTTTGCCAGTAGCTATAATGCTAGTAGGTTTATATCTGTAAAATCCTAGTAGTCTGCGTTTCCAGCTAAAGTTATCTAGGCGTTCAATTACGCTATCTAAACCATCTCTGCTGTGTATAAATCGTTGATCGCCTATGTATATGCCAATATGAGCTGGTTCGCCTAGGATATTGAACAAACATAGGTCACCTGGATGTGGGTTAGCAACTGGCTCCCAACCATCCTTATAATAGTCAATAGCAGCTACAACCTTAGGGTCATAGCTGCCAGCGTATAATTCTGTATAGCTAGGCAATTCTATGCCTAGCTCGTGCTTGTAAAATAGTCTGGCTAATCCCCAGCAGTCTACACCTTGTGTGCTTCTACCATTTTCTTTATATGGTAAGCCAATATATTTATTATAATTCATTAGAACAATCCTGGAAAATATAATGGTGTAAAGTTAAAGTTAGGAAAAGGCTCACGACTAAAGCTAATCATTTCTAGTTGTAGTTGTATACTTTCAGCGTTATAAATGGCGTTGGTAATATAAAATTTAGGAAAACTAGCTTCTATGTAGTTAGGATCACTAGCTAGTATTAATTGTATATTTACTTCAGCTGGTTTTGTAAGGTGTTGTCTAATTAAATAGATTGCTTCTTGTGTAACATAATTAAATACAATTGAGCAATTTCCTACCCCAGTTTCTTGCTCTGTGGGTAGGGTAATTTGCATTGGTAAAAATACATATCTAAGGCTGTTACTTATAACGCCATAAATTACTTCACTATCAGTAGTATCGCCTGTAATAGTGTTTGTTGTAGCTGTAGCTCCAGTAAGTCGTTGAGTAAATCCATCTGCTAAACGTATAGGATTTGCTAGATCTTCTGGATCTGTAATAGTTACAAGCATAATTAATTGCTCGTCTGTTTCAGACGAAAACATAGCGCGTATAGCGTCTGCGGATAGTGTACTCAGTCTACTCATGGTAATACTTCAAATTGTAAGTTAGTTTGCCAGTATCCTGGCGCACGATATTGAAGCGTAAAAAATTGTCCATCGCCTTGCGGCACTAGCCTACACTCAACGCTAGCACCAGTTCTAGGATGTGTAAATGTAAATCGCTTTACGCCTAGCAGGTCGGTGTTTACAAAAGTTTCTAGTGTTTGTGTTTGGCTGGTAGTCATTATAAAACTTAAACTTAGCATACTAGGTCTACGGCCACGCAATCGCTGCTTGGCCGGACCTGCATCCATACTAGAACGAACAATATTTATGCCAATAGTTTCTTGAAAGTCTTTTTGAGGACTTTGTGGCAATGTTACTGGCCATACAGGAATAGGCATATTATCTCCTTGCTACCATTGGTCTAGCACCAAAATTATTTGTTAGTGACTGCTGTACAGCGCTGTTTGATCTAGACATTTCACCAGCTACCATTTCACCAACGATTACCTCAATGCGACGATTACCGCGACTGTCGGTAGTTTCACGAGTTTCTGCACTAGCATTGCTGTAGTTGTTTACAACAACTTCAACTTTACCTTGGCTAGTATTTTGCATAGGATACACAGTTGCTGGACCTGTTACGATTTCGGGTCCTGCTTCTCCTGCAATACCCCATTCTCCACTTGATAGTGATCCGCCTTTAGCAAATACACCACCAAATAGTCCTGGATTTAATAGTGCATCATATGCTGAGCCATAACCTCCTCCACCACCAAGTAAACTCTTAAATAAACCACCAAGCAAACTTCCACCAGCTTGTAATGCGGTTCTTTGCACTATACTAGCTAAGCCTTGGAAGCCGCCTTCGAAACCCTCAATCATGCTATCAGCAAGAGCTTGAGGATTTACAGTAAAACTACGTTTAAGATTTTCACTAACTCTTTCTATTGAAGGAGTTACTGCCTCCGCCCAGCGCTCGCCAAAAACTAAACTTTCGCGTGTTACTTTACTGCCTAATACCTCAAACTTTTTTTCTTCAAACGTTTTTTGTTCTGGTCTAACATCTGTATAAATAAACGGGCCTTCGGCTCCACTAACTATAAAAGGTATGCGATTAGCAGCTAATAGTTCACTAGTATTTGGTGTTGGTAAATCTGCCTCAAACTGCCTGCCAGTATAAAAATCTGGAGAATCTCTACTAACTATAGGCGCAGGTTTTCCTGGCTGTCTACCTAAGCCAGTATAGCTTGATATGCTTGGTCCGACTATTGAAACATATAGTGGATCGCCTTCAGTGCCCTTAGGCTGCAGCATAGTTTCTGGTGTTTGCTTGCCACTGGCTAGGCCAACACGACCTAGTACGGTTTTGGCTAGGCCCATTCCGCCGCCTAAACTACTAAGAGTTTGCTGCATAGCAGTTTTAACCTCAAATCGCAATAAGTCCTCTAAGAAACTATTTATTAGATTTTTAAAGTTAAGTTTGCCTGTTTTTGTAAACTCTACTACGGCATCAGTCATGCGATCAAAGCTACGAACAAATGCATCTGCATATGCCTCTTCGCGTAGTGTAAATTGATTTTGTGCTTCTAGTAGCTGTCGTTGGCCTTCGGCTGTTAGTTTATATTGTTTTTCTAGTGCGCTTAGTCGGTCTAGTTCTAGTGCATATGCTTCGCTTGCTCTTATTTGTTGTGGAGTAGCTGCTCCTGAGTCGTCCCCAATTCCGCCAGATTTTACAGCATCTCTAGCTGCTTGTGCTCTGCTTTCTTGTAATTGAAATAAATTATTTGCTAATTCTCGTTCTATTCTTTGTTCTTGTATACGTTTACGTTGATTTCTGATTTGGTCATCAGTTAATATTTTAAATCTATCTGCTTGACCTAATAGTTCTTCTTCTAATTTTAATCTATTATCTAGTCTTAGTGTTTCTAAATTTCTTAACTCGCGCTGTAAAGCTAGCTCTTTGTCTAATTTTTGATATTTTATATCTAAGATTGATAGGTAGTCTTGATTATTTTGATTTACTTGTCTTATGTTTTCAGACTGATCAAATAGTTCTAAATTAATCTGGCTTTCTAATCGAGCTCTACGTTCTAATTCATTGGCAGCTTCTTGTGCCAATGTCTTATTGGTATCACCTTTAGCAGTAGAAACTAGTTCTCTGCCAGTTCTAATGGCAATATCTACTTGTTTTTGGCCTTCTTCCACTAACTTTTTGCGCTGGATCTCTGCCAATTGTAACAACATGACGGACTTTGTTCCTATACCATACTCAGTATCGGTAACAACAGAATTAATACTATTTTCTAATCCTTTTATAAAAGTATTTAATACTTTTATTTTATCATCGGCTGCTAGTGCAATATCAGCAAGTGCAGTATTAAAATCTTCTATAGAACTTTTAATACCTTTTTGTTGTTGAGCTAGTGCTAGCTTTTGTCTGCGCTCTACTAACGCATAAAGTGCTGGATTATAAATAGCTGCTGATCTTAGTTCTGCTAATGTTCCGCCAGAAAATAGCTCTTCTGCTCTGCCAGCTTCACCAATTCTGCCTGCTAATTTTACTGCGCGCGGTATATTTTCTGCGGTTTTGGGTAGATTTTTTAGTTCTTCAATATCTGCTAGACGCTGAATTTGTATGCGTAGTAAATCTTGAGAAGCACTAAGCATTTCTTGGCTGTTTATCAATTTAAAGTCTAGATCAATTTGTTCTTTGGCTAACTTATTGCTTAGCTGAATGCCTGCTTCAGTACTAACTGGAAATTTACTTAATATGTATTTTTGCTGTTCTACAACTGCTTGTCTTAATTTTGTACTAAACGCATCTAAACTTCTAGCAATAGTGGCTCCAACACTCTTTTCTATTAGTAGCTGTGTTTCATTCGCTATTTGTTTAGTTTTTTCTTTTAAATCTTCGGCGGCTTTTTTGGCCTTATTCAGTGTGTCTTCAACTTCACTTACACTTTTTTGCAGTTTAGGGTCCACATAAACTAAACCAGTAAACGGGTCTATTATCTGTGAATCAATTATCATTTGATTTAGTCTAGCTACTTCTTTTTCTGCATCAGCAGCGATACTAGTTAGTTCTTTATATCTAGGCGCGGCATCTTTATAAGCATTTACTTGCTTGGCTATTTCCAGTGCTACACTAGGATCAAAAATTGTTAGATCTACTTTAGACAGTTTGTCTAATGCACCTAATTGAGCATTAAAGTCTACTTGTTTTAGTGCTTTAGATAGTGTGTCTGCAAGACTAATACTAGTTCTAAAAAATTGTGCTACGGGACTAGTATCCTTTAAACTATTATTAAAAGCTTGTTGAGCTTTTGTAGCAGCTTCAGTACTAGATTCTAAGTCTCTTAAATAAATAGTGCTTTCTTTAAATTTTTCGTTAACACCGGCCTGATCCACACCAAGCTGTTGTATAACTTTGCCATATGTTTCTGCATCTAAGCCTTTTAGTGCATTTGTAAATGTTTCTGTATTAACTAGTGCAGTATCGCCCAGCTTTAGTGTTTTAAAGAACTTTTGACTAAGCTCGTCTCGCATTGGGCCTTCAGGTACACTTTTTATAGCTGCTACTAAACTTTTACCAATGCTTTTTGAGGTTGATTCTTGCAAACTGTCAACAAATGGCGTTACATCTTTTATACGATCCCAAATAAAATCCCAATATCCTGCAGCTTCTTGTGCTTCTATGAATCCTTTAGTAACATTTTTTAGTGATTGTGTTAACTCGTCTAGACTATTACTAAAAGCTATTATAGCATCGCCACTAATACTGTCTTTATACTTATCAGCAGTATCTTTGGCTGTTTGGGTGGTATCATTGAGTATATCCAAGCTTTTATTTAGTGCTTGTGTTTGCTCGTTGTTTTTACTAAATATACTATCAAGCACCTGAAATACTGCAACTGCTGCACCAATTACAAAAAAGAATCTGCTAAATGCACTGGCAGCTATTTCTATACCACGAGTTACGGCGGCTAATGTACCTAGCGTAACTGTTTTAAACTTACCCATTTTGCTAAGATCTTTACTAGCTGCGGTTTCTTTGTATAGTTCCTGCACAGCTCCGCGTACGCCCATTGTATCAACATTTTCTGCTACACGACTACGTATTTCTAGCTCAGCATAACGTTGACGTGCAGCTCGGGTCAGCTGTTCACGTTGCCAAATAGCACTACCAAACTTAGCTTGCTTATCCATTTGATCGTTGGTTTTATCATAGGCAGCATTAAGTTGATTTCTAATATTTTTAATTTCACTATCAATTCGCAATACTTCTTTAGCAGCTGCAACTTGATCTTGTCTGTGCTTTACTGTACTAGTTTCATATTTATCAATATCTTTTGCTAGTTTTAATCGGTCTTTATCGCTTAATTCTTTAGCAGTAGTTACTTGTTTAAAGCTACTACTTTCTAGTGTACGCTTATCTGTTACAGATTTGGTAAGGCTTTGCTGTGCGGCTTTTAGCTGTTTTTCTAACTCAGGTATTCCAGCAGCTGCAGCTGTTTTACTATAGAATACCCCTTGAAACGCTTCATTAACATCGCCCATGCGATCTTTAGCAGCTTTTGCAGCGTCCTTTAATCCAGCTTGCCAGCTAGTTAATGCTGGTATAGCTTGCTTGGTAATCTTTATAGCGGCTAGTGCAATAGCTGCACCTATAAGCCCAGTATTGTCTGCTAATAATTTAGCTATAGGAGTAATAATACTATTAACTGTGCTTAGTATACTTTGTGCAACATCTTTTAATTGTGCTAGTAGTTTATCATATGGATTACCGGCTTGCGCTATTTCGCCAAATTTTTGACGTCCTTCTTCTAGTACAGCATTTGCAAAAGCTTGACGACGCTCAAAATCTGTTAGCTGGGCTTCAGTTTTACCTACTTTGCGAGCATACTCTTCTGCAGCTTTACCTGTTTTTGTAAACAATCCAAGTTCGTCTAATAATTCAGGTTCTAGCTTAGTAATACCGCGAGTAAGTCTGCTAACAGCATCGCTCATATCTAAGCCCAATGCCTGACTAGCACCTTTAGCTACTTTGCCTAATTCAATAAACTGTGAGCTAGATAATCCGCTGCTTACTGCTTTAGCAGTTGCTTGCATAGATTCGCGAAAACTAATAGCCCCGTCTGTTACGTCACTAAACTGTTTGGCTAAGCTGCCCATGGAAGTGCCGCTAGCAGCACTTAGTTGTTGCAAGCCCTTAACCATAATATCTGTTTGCATTGCTTCACGCAGTGCACTAAATGCAGCGGTAACAGCAAATATATTAGCAGCATAGGTAGCATATAATCTTACTAACCCACCAAGGCCACGAGCTTGGTCTGCAAAATCACGTGCGCTAGCACCGCCTACTCCAGCAGCACCACGTGCACGATTATACTCCTCAACCTCCCCACCTGCCACGCCACCATAACTTGCGCGCATAGCTCTACTGCCAGATTTAGTTCCGGTCATCAATCTTTGAGCTTTTTCTAGCTCGTTATTAAGCTGTTTGGCATCGTTAGTACGTTGTTTTATAGTACTAGACTGATCTTGAACGCTTAAGTCAATATTTATTTTATTACCTGCCATATTTACTCCAGGCTTAGTAAGATTTGCACAGATTTACACCAATTATAGCACAAGGGTAAATAAATGTCAATAGCAAAAATTTCTAGTAATAAAAAAGCCTACTAACTACTGCTAGCAGGCTTCTTTTGTTCTCTATATTTAGCTATTTGTTGGCTTCGTATGCTATCAATCGTTTTAATAAGCATAACTATTAATTTGTGATCACTAGGCTCTATTTCTGTATACTGCAATATTTCTGTTAGTCCAATATAGCTTTTGCCTAGGTACGATCCACTAAAACCTTCCCACTCATCACGCAGCATACGATAAACTAACATTGCTTGCTGCACTTCTAGTGGCATATCATCTAGTTCAACTGGAATTTCGCTTTCAACAGGCTCTGAACCCATCATAGAGCACATCTCAAGATACATTTCTTTTGTAACGCCACCAACCATTAAATTTTCAAAATAATTGGCTAGCTGAGATTCGACTACTTGGAGCTGTTCTTGGAAAAGTTTCCCAGGTCTGTAACCTGCTCACTAATAAAGCTATCAAAATTACCACTATTTTTCATTAAATATAGTGCGTTTTCACTAGTAAAGTTTAGCTCATCTTCTTGGTCAAGATGTGCAACTTCTACAGGTGCTAATTGTTCTAAGTATTTAATTTTTAAACCACGCCAGCCTTTTACAGCATTTTCTACATATAGTTGTAGGAAAAGATCGTCATTTAATTCTTCTTGAGGTTGACGATTTTTAAACGTAGTTTTTGTAGCTTTTTTGCGAATATTAATAAGTGTTTCACGACTTAAAAAAGCCACATCAATAATAAAACCTGGCATACCAGGATATTCTACCTCAACACTTTTAGAGGGTACTAATAAAGATTTTAAACTAAGATCTGCCATTTGTTTTTAAGGTTAGTGAGACCGGCATTATACCGGTCTCGGTTGATAAAACTTATGCGTAATATTTGACGTTAATTTCGTTAGCTTCTTCAAGATCAAAGTTGCGAACGCCACCAATTGTATCAGTACCTTGAGCCGTAAAGTTAATAGTTGTACTAATAACTTGCTCAGTAGCAACTGTTGGAATAGTAAGCACTACACCAGGCATTTCGATTTCTACACGATCATTAGCGGTAGAACCACCAATTACAAGTTTCATGTAAAATCTAGGATCTACTGTGGTACTGCTACCTGCTAGCAAATCTTGTAGCAATTGTATAGTTTGTTTACGTCCAGTGCTTGGGTCGCTAGTATTATTGGCACCAGTAGCACTACCACTACGTAGATATGCTGTAACACTACCACTAATTGCACGTGTACCAGCAAAATATGTAACTGGATTGTTAACAATACCCAGGTTAGCAGGTGTTAAGTAACTAACGTTGTTGCTAATTGTTAGGTTACCACCAGTAATGGGTAGGTTGTAATAGGTAGTTGTAGCAGGGGGTGTTCCTGGACTGCCCAGGCCTGCCTGTAGTGTAAAGGTGCTAAGCTTGTTGGCAATAAACGCAGCTGTAGTAATCTTTTGTGTAAATGTACTAGCATTAAATATGCCACTACCAGTAAATGTGCCACTACCAATTGCTGTTGGGCCGGTAACTGGTCTAATTGCTTTAGCTTGTCCTGCCCAAGCAATGCTGGCAATAGCGTCAATACCGAAATCAATAGTTGCTGTGTTTAACACACAATCATCAATTAAAAAGCATGCTGTGTCCATAATAACAATTAAACCAAAGCGTTGTAGCTGGTGCTTGTTACTATTTGTAGCTACTACAGTGGCAGGAGTTTCTGGAGTAACTGTACTATCACCGTTTGTCCAAGCTGGATTAGTTCCACCAATTGGATCAACAGCAAACATTGCGTTCCACAATACACTTTCTTCAGCTGTAAGAATAGTGTTGTCGTCATATGGACGAATGTAAGTAGTCATGTTAAAATCAACAGGATCTAGCTGTGTGTTGAAAGTACGCTGTCCACGTACAGGTACAGCACCTGTTTCATTTAGTGTAACTGTTTCCGACGTAGTATTTTGACTAAACCCAAAACCGTCTAATACTTGAATTTCACGGGTATTAGTATTACTAATTACAGCATTACCGCCAACTGCTAGAGCTCCACCAATAACTCCTAGAGCAGAACCTGTATCACCTACTGCAGTAGTAAAAAACACTCTACTATTACGAAGTAAATTAAAACTCATGTTTTTATCCCTTTTTATGGGTATTCAGCTAGCCTTGACTAGACGTTTATCTGTACCAGGCTTTATGAATACGGTTGCTTACATAATCTGGTATCTGACCTGTAAGTTAATCTCGCCAACTGCATAGGGAGCTAATAGGCCCTCGTCCGTAGTTATTGAGTCTATTAATATTTCTGTTGTTGTATAAGCATTTGTTGAATCATATACTAATTGACGATTTGCATCTATGCAAGTTTCTAGATCAGCTAATAGTTGCTCTAGTTGTTCTTGAGAACTATCCTCACTTTTACAGTAAACTTTTACACATACTCCAAGCATGCCCCAGGCAAAATCTGCAGGATGATATTCACGCAATTCAGTTCCTGGTGTTAAATATACTCCAGGAAAGTCATTAATCTCATCCCAGAATTTTAGTTTGGCAAAGCTTTGATTTTTTAAGTCTGTTATATAAGGAGCTGTACCGTCTATAATCTTAAATTTTTCAGCTAGGGCGCTTACTATTTGTGTTCGTTTTGTCATACTAATACGGCCCTTAACTTAGTTATTTTAGCTTGTGTGGCTAGTTGGCGTATACTTTTGCTTATTAGCAGTTTAGGGTCTCTGCTTCTAGGATACTGCTGCTTGCCGCCACCGCTAAAAGTTGCATATGGATTACGCATATAATTATAGTATGCGGTTATCATTCCCTCACGACTTTGAGTTAGTCTTTCTACTACTACACTTTCAGCAAATCTACCGCTACGTAAGTTTAGTACATCACGTCTACTGCCGTTACCCATGTTTTGTTTTACAGTTTTGATAAGGTGGGCTGATAATAACTCTTGTAAAGTTTTTAAAGAAGTTTCTTTAGCCGCAATTTTAGAGGCTACAACTCTAGTATTAGCAGACATTTTTGTCTTTTTTATAGCTTGCTTTAGCTTATCTGCTGCTTGCTTAAACTCTTTAACAGGTTGACTAATATCTAACACTTCTTTATGTTTTTGTTTAATAGGTCTTGGTTTTATTTTAACAGACTGTGTTTTAGTAGATTTGCCTGTTTTTATTACTTCACCTATTTGCTTAGCTATACCATCTTTAATAGTTATTGAGCCAGGCGTATTAATTAACTGCTCGCTTAAAAATTTTGCATTTTTAACAATTGGATCGTACAAACCTTGCTCACTTAGCGGAGATTTTAGTTCTTCTGCTTTAGCTAAAATTTCTTGAACTACAGGTTTTAAGGTTGCTATTAAGTTGCTGATTGCCGCTTCAGCGGCCGATTCCTCTCTAGCACTAGCTGCTTTAATTAAATTATTTAATTGACGCCCTGCTTGTTGTAATAAATCTCCAGCTTTTTTATTATCTTCTTGAAACTGTAACTCCGTAATTAAACTAGGATTATCACCAAGAACATTTTTTACTGCATCTATAAATACTTGGGATTCTGTAATTAAATTACTGGTTAAAAAATCCGCATCTAAAATAGCTTTTAGTACACTTTCTAGTGCATTTATAGCTGTTTGATCTTCGAGACCTGGCATAGAAATAGTAAAATCTCTATATGTAGCACTAACTTCTTGACTAAACTTGGCTTGTATACCAAGCGCAACTTTAGCTTTTAAAAAGAATATTCCAGCTAAGTGACCACTCTCAACATTATCTTTGAGTAATTGTAATGTTGCAGCAGGTAGTCCAGGTATTTTATCACTTATAAACTGTATAAAATAATCTCGTAATTTCTTTTCAGGTACTTTTTCTATTCTAAAATCTCCAGCACCATATTCTTTAACTGTTTCTGTTTGTTCTATATAACCTACAAATGTAGTAAAAAAATTATCGTTATTTAGTAGACTAGCAACTATTTCTTTAGTTTTTTCATCTTCTAGTTTATCTACTAATTTTCTATTTAGTGCTGTAATGCCTTCTAGCGTTAAACTAGAAGTATGGTAATCTTTACTTTGGAATCGCTTTCTAATATCCTTAGTATCTATTACTGCCTTAAACAATTCTTTTCTAGTTAATTTCTTAAAACTAGCTAGGTCTACTTTATTATTCTTATCACCATAAATGTCAATTATACGCGCTCGCAGTATTGGTGAAAACTGAGCTATACTCATTACGCATAATCCGCAATATACTGATCCAATACCCGCTTAATATGTGCTGGAAAATTTGTACTAGCAACATACTGTATTTGCGTTACGTTTGGAGTTACGTCACGATTTACATGCACAGCGCTGTTATTTTTTGTATAATATTCTAGCAGATCAAATGCAGCTAATTGTAAATCTTCTGGTACAGTATCATAACCACCATAATATACAATTTGATAACCACGTAAATACTCGCGAAAACCATATGAATTTAATGAAACTAATATATCACCGTCTAGTACATAATCGGTAAACTCTGTTAGGGCAGTATAAGTCTGACCATAGTCTGTGCTTATGCTAAAACTATCTATAGTTACTACAGGGGTTTCTTGTAATAGGATTTTATTGAATCCACCATTATAAACCTCTGTTTTTAAATCGTTATAATAATCAACAAAAGTTCTGCGACAATAGGTTTTAATAAGCTGGCTAATTTTTGGAATTAGCAGGTCAATTTCAGCGTCCCTATTATTAGTAGTAATACCAAGATATTTTTTATAATCTGTTCTAGTAATTAGGTCAGCCATAAATCCTCCTGTGTCTCTAAAACCTGCTAGATCAGGCTTTAGAGACAGGGCTCGTATGAACCCTGCCTAAGTTTAATTAAACGTAACGAACTGTTACAACACCACTACCTTCATTGCTTGTTAAGCGGCTCATAGCGATACGCATACTAGCAACGATAACACGACGCTGATTGATAACTTCGTCATCTGTGTCAATACGCATTGCACGATGATTACCAACAACAAAGTTGCGTGGGTTAACTATAACGGCTAGTGCATCGTTAGCAGCTGCACCTGTCATTTGTGCACTAACAACAACTGGAGTTTGGGCGATTAGTCCAACTTGACCAGTAATTAGTGTGTTACGTGACTCACTAATCTTGTCTGTGCTTTGGAAAGTAGCATCTTCTAGTAGATCATAATATGCTGCTTGGCTAACAAAGCAGATTAATTCGCTAGGCTCTAAGCCCCAAACACCTAATGCACGACGAGCAGCCTGGAATTTAGCAAATGTAAATCCTGTTGCTCCAGTACCACCAACTGCAACTGTTGGGCTGCTTGTAGCGCTACCATCATAAAATGCTAGACCATTGATACCAGCCGCATATGTTGTAGCACCAACGTCATTACCTAGGAGCATAGACTTGTCTAGTGTCTTAGCCATACGACGTGTGATTGCATCGCGGATGATAGGTACTAGGGCAATAAGACCATCTTCCTCTTCTTCAAAGGCGATGTACTCTTTGGTAGCTAGCTTAGCGCTGCTGATCTCAATGTCTTTGAGCGCATGTGTGCGAGCTGTACCACTGCTAGCTGCAGCACCAAAATCACTGTTTGCTACCCAGGTTGCATCTGCACCAGCATCTGGATTGATAGGCAGCTTCATGAAAGGCTGTGGCATGTTGATCTGACGGATTGTACCAGCAACAACTAGCTGACGACGAATCTCGTTTTCCATGTTGGTGCTAACTTCTAGTTCCCAAACTTGACCTGGTAGGCGAACTGCACCACCTGCTCCACCACCCGATCCAGCAGCACCAGCTGTACCGCCACTAGCGTACTTTTGTACTAGGCTCTTGGCATACTTGGTTTCTTCGATAGGCTTTTTAGTGATCTTGCTGATAAATACAGCTGCTTCTTTTTCTGCGTATGTAGCACCACCGTCGCTGCTCTTAACATCACTAAACTGCATACGGCTCTTTTGAATAGCTTCTAGCTCAGCAGCTTTTTCACGTAGTGCACTCTCTAGACCTTCTAGGGCGCTCTTGTGGCTGTCAGCTTGCTCGGCTAAGCGCTTTTCAACTTCAGCTAATAGCTTTTCTGCACCTGTGTCAACTGTTTGAACTGCGCTAACAGCAGCCTTAATTTTAGCTTGTAGCTGTGCTTCTTCATCAGCTTTACGCTGCGCTTCTTCAGCAGCTTTAGTTTGAGCCTCTACAACAGCACGTGCTGTTTCAGCAGCAGCCTTAGCAGCAGCGTCGGCCAATAATTTTTCTAACTCTTTTGGATCCATGTTCCATTCCTTTTTGGTTTCG